TGTTAGTTCATAAGTATTTGTTCTTTTGTCGCTTTCTTCTTTTAATAATAATTCTGATATTTTCATAATTCTGCATAATCCTTTAGGTCGTTATCTATAAGTTCTTCTTGACATGCAAAAACATCTTTAGATTTAGTATATTTATCAACTATTTCCATCCATTTCAATTCTTTATAATCTGAAGTTGAGAGTTGAATAGTATGACCTTTCTTTCCTAAGTTTACAATACCTAATACTTTATCGGTTGCATATTCACAACCATGAATATGCAAATATCTAAAAGAAGATATCATTTTGTCAATTCCTGATAACGAAGTATTTTCTGTCAAAGTAACATAAATTTTTCTATATGAAATTGGAATAGGTAACTTTGGAACTTTATTACCTAGAAATATTTCTACATATTGATCTTCTTCACTACCTTCAGTAAAAGTAAAACGGTTTTCAACATCAACTAAAGAATGAAAGATGTCATATACTTGTTGTTGATATAATTCAAGCTTATTGATATTTTTATCATCAATTGAAAGTTCAATAAAATCTTTTGCTAATTGAATTTTTCCAATGCCAGTTTTTTGTCTAATCGTTCCAATAATTTTTTCACGATTATCTAAAAGTTTATTACTATAATTAGTTGAACACGAAAAATCTAATGTAAGTTCAATTCGATGGTTTGAACCGCTAAGGTTTTCATTTTCGCTAAGTATTTCAAGTATGTTCATTACAGCTCCGCAAAATCTTTCAAGTTATTGTCAATCAGTTCTTCTTGACATGCAAAAATGTCTTTATTTGTTCGATGACTATTTATAATAGACACTGCCTGCAATAACTTATTATAATTTGGATGTTTTTTGTCAGTAGATGCAGTTGACAGAAGTGGTGGATTTTGGATTTTCAACACCCCCAATAAACATTCAGATACTGCAAATGGAACAAAAATTTTCTTTACTTCATTTATCATTTTATGAATATCATGAAATGAAGTTATAGGATTATCAATTAAATCTAATTCACCATCAATTATTTTTGGTACTCCTTCAAGAGTTGTAATATGGTTGAGCCAAACATTTACATTCCCACGAACCGTAGTTGGAAAGTTTTTGAAAGATAACAAACTACATTGTTGTAATACTAATGAACCTAAGACTAAACTAATTGGATACTTTAGTTCTCTTCCATTATTGACCTTTTCTAATAAAGCATCTCGTAATCTTTTGCCAGTATCATTGGTTATTCGTAAATCAGACTGAGCAATCAAATCTCCAACAAAGTTCTTTTTGATAGTTCCTGTTGTAGCCACATAAAGTTCTTTTTCAATTTCATCGGTTAGCCAACCACTAGTATCATCTCTATCATAATCCCCTTCACGTAAAAACAGTTCTTTTAGTTTCATAATTCAGCATAATCCTTTAGGTCGTTATCTATAAGTTCTTCTTGACAAGCAAATATGTTGCCCAATGGCAAATACTTATTGACGATATTTACTGCATGTATCAATTCTTTTCTAACTCCAGCCCCACGATCTTGAACTACTTGTGATAGTGTCAATTGTTTCAATCCTGGAATTTTGAGAAATCCCAAAAAAGCATGTTCGGCACTAGAAGGAAGCATAATAGTTGGCTCAGCAGCACCTGTGACTTTTTTGATAACTTTATGAATTCCTGAAAATGACTTGATGCTAGTATTTCTTAGTATGTAACCACCCGCTTCTTCTGGTAAATACTCAATTGATGTAATTGCATAATTGTTTGAAATACTATACTTTCCTCCAACTTTTTTCGGAGAGCCTTTTAGAGAACCAAGATTACATTTAGCAACAAAGAAGCTTCCTATTATTTCTCCAAACTGACAGGGTAAATATGTCAAGTCAGACCCTTTCATTTCTGGAAGACATTCACCATAATCTGTAAGAATGATTTGACCTGCATTGACAGTTCCATTAGGCATGACTGTAGCATGTTTAATTGAACCTTCGTCAAAATCTTCAATGTTATACTTCTTTAGAACTCTATGTCCATTTCGTGTTATCCAATCAACTACATCTTCATGTGGCCAAAAGTCAAAGTTGTTGTTTTCTTCTGCTAAGTATTGTTTAAAGCTCTGCATAATCTTTCAATCCTGCGTCGATGAGTTCTTCTTGACATGCAAGAATGTTACGTTGTTTCATTGCTAAATGTTTATTTAGGATTTTTACATAACCATTTGCAAGCCCGGCAACATTTTCTAAACTTGGTATCTTTAGCAATGAAAGTACTGGTCCATTGTATTTCAATGGCAATCTTAATCTAATAACATGACTAATATGTTTATGTGCATTAGCAAATGATAAATTGCTAAAGTTTACAAAATTGGCAAAACCATTCATATATTGTGATATTCCTTCCAATGAAGTAATATTAGGGATTTGATAATGAGCATCCAATACTGCCGGATAGGTAAAGTTATTTCCATAATTCAAGATTTTATCTGGAAAGTTCTTGAATGACTTAACATTTGCTGCACGGATATTCAATGAATTACATGAAATGAACTTTAGTTCTAATTCACCATTATCATCAAACATCCATTCATGTAATGTAAGTTCTTTACTTGTATGAACAATACCATATCCACCACCTTCGTGAGGTTGAATAGTAAAGTTTCCAAAAGGCTTTATATCAGTTGATACATAACGCTTCGTATCAACTTTGATACGATCACGCCATTCGGCTATCTTAGCTTTTATATGTTTGACTTCAGGATTATTGTCTGGTGCTTCATTTAGTAATTCTGATATCTTCATAATTCTGCATAATCCTTTAGGTCATTATCAATAAGTTCTTCTTGACATTCTAATATGTTTCGATTACCTTCTAAGTATTTAGACACTATTTCATAAGCGTTGTCTTGATCAGTTTTGGTATTACCTAATACCCGGTGATGTATTCTTTTGAGACTTGGTATTTTCAGAAAGCTAAGCAACGGTCCTACATAATCACGTGGAAGAGCAACAAGTGTGCAATGTTTGATGTAAGTATTCACATGAGAGAAATTGACTTTTCTTAACATACTACAATCTAACCCACCCTGTATTTCTGGAGTAATGCCGTTTAGCGAAGTAATATGATTATAATTGTTATCATTTGAATAAACTCCACCAAAACTTAAAGACCACCTACGGTCTCTGATTTCACGATAATCATAAAGTATCTTATCTGGAAAGTTCTTGAATGATTTCAGCTCTGGTGTTCCTATTACAAATTTATAGCAAGAATGTATTTTGATTGGAAGTTCTCCATTCTCGTCTAGCATATAAGGTCTAACAATAATAGCTCGACCTTTATGAATGAGTTCATTATTAGGAGTAAGTTCATAATGTCCAAAAGTACCTTCATCATATTGAGGATTAGCTTTTATCCATGCTCTCCAAGATTTGATAATCTCTCTAACTCGTTTAGTTTCTTCGCTTACTTTAGGTGCTTCTGATAATAGTTCTTTTATTTTCATAGTTCTGCGTAATCCTTAAGGTCATTGTCAATCAGTTCTTCTTGACATTCAAATATGTTGCCTAGTGGCAAATACTTATTGATAATTTTAGCTGCTTCATGAAAGTTTCCTTTATCTGCAAACAAATATTTTATTTCTTGAAGATTTTGGATTTTCAGAAATCCTAACATTGGTCCAACATAATATGGATCAACTGAGATAATGTTTGCTGCTAAAATATGTTTATGTACATTGGCAAATGATAAGTTTTTTGCCTGTGATAATCTCACATGTCCTCTACAATACTTGGGAAATCCCTCTAAAGATGCCAGTTTTGGAAAACTTGGTGCTAACATATCTAAAACTACTGAAATTTTAGTTTGTGACCAATTTTCAGCTATTTCAGGAAAGTTCTTGAATGAAGTCAAATTATTAGCTCGTACTTTTAAAATATTAGATCTAGTTAGTTTGAATGGAAAGGTTCCATCGTCATTTAGCATTTCATTGACTAATTCAAATTTTGGAAGTTTAATTTCAACATTACCTAAACTACCAACTAAAAAACCATGAGTATTCATTCCATATGAATGACTTTTAGGTATCCATTCTTTTTCAGCCCAATAGTTTATCATGTCAATAACTTCTAATGAAGTCATCTTTTCTTCTGTTTCGTTGAGAAATAGTTCTTTTATTTTCATTCAGTATTTTCCTTTTCGTTGAGAAATAGTTCTTTTATTTTCATTCAGTATTTTCCTTATTCCTCTGTCTTAACATTTCCAATATCTGGTTTCTATCTGCAACAACTACATTCGAATTCGATATGTTAGTATTATTGAACGGAATAAAAGGAGCAGATTTTCGCTTATCATTTTTAGTTCTTGCTTTTAGTGCAGTAGCATTTAGTGCTGTGTTCAAGTACTGTGCAGCCACTTCAGCATTCCTTGCAGCATATCTTGGTTCAACAATTTCAGTAAGTGCAGTTTGGTTTTCATATGCATCCATTGCAGCTTCAAAAATAGTTTCAATCTTTTCAGTAATGTCAAGGTCTTCTGCATCATCTTGATATCCTGCTGCTTGAGCAAGTTCCTGTTGCGGAACTGCAATCATATCATCATCGTCATAAGGCGACATTTCGTTATACGTAGAACCCGAGGCAATTCCGAAAACGGCTTCAAGCGGATGATTTTTTAGATTTTCTTTTACCATTTGTTGCTCTTGTTATAGAAGTCTTACTTGATTTTCTTGGTGCTACTGGTTTCTTTGTTCCATTAGCCGCCAACTTTTTCACTTTTGGTGCTTTCTTTTTCGCTGTTCGTGGAACCATTCGATAGATATCAATTTCAGTAACGACCTTGAACTTCATTCCGTTTGCTTGACAAAATCTTTCAGCAGCAAACCACTTAGCTTCGTTGACAGCTACCGCAACTTTATCATACGCACTTTTAGCATGTTCAATACTTGTTTCTTTCAACGGCTTTACTTCAACAACCCATCTTTCAACTTCTTGATTGATATTTATCATTTCAAACATAAAGTCAGGATAATATCGATGAATTCTTCCATCTTTAGGAGAAACATAGCTAATAGCTACTTCCTCACTGACCCAACGTGTAACACCTATAGAACGATCAAAGAACTTCATGACAGTCAATTCCCACGAAGAACGAAAGAAGATTTGAGTATAGTTTCCGAAATACTTTTGTGGATTTCGTGGAATAAAACGACCTTGAGCCATATATTAGTTATTCTTCTCGAATTTTTCTGAACATTTCGTCTGATGTTTGACTTCCAACTGGTGGAGAAGTTCTTCCTAAGTTTGAAACAGAGTCACTTAGCCATCTTCCAGCACTTGACGCAGAATTAGAAATGGCAGAACTTATTCCTCCTGTAGCACCAAATAAAGTGTTACGGGTCGTGTTAGTAATCTGTCGCGAAGCTCCATAAACGATATTACGAGTAGCTTGTCCAAGAATAGGAATTTTGATATTGCCAACTACACCACTTGCTACTTGATTGACAGCTCCACCTACAACACCAGATAGAACATTTCCTAACCAACCGCCTCCACCAAAACTACTACTTCCATAACTATCACCATACCAATGTGGCGACGGAAATCCAATGTTTTGAACTGGTATTTCTGGGCTAAACATATCAGTTCCGGGAGCTGCATATTCTGAACGACCGGTCACTTTAGTCGGTTGCCCTATGGATAAAGTATCATAATCAAATCTTATTGTAGCATGATTACCCATATCCCCACCTTCATTGTCAGCAGAGTCATATGACATATCAAGAATACGTGGATTGACAAACCAAAAAGTATTCATCTGAGTAGCATGTCCAAAATACTGAATAAGTCTAATAGAACGAAACGGATTGATAGCATTGTCTGGTAATGCACCTCTTATAGCGGAGTCAATGTGAGTTCCATCACGAGCGCCACTAAAAGCCATCCCACTATCTTCCATCATAGCCAATGATTTTTCAGGTGTCCATGAACGTGCTGCTGGAGAATGAGCTCGTAAATAAGCAGTAAAGAAAGCATGGAACGTATCTTGTATATCATCAATCAGTGTGATTGACAAAGGTTCATGATTGATAGTCTTTAGAACTTTTGTTTTGTAGTTATACATATTGACAGCTTCAAAATCAAAGTTAAGTTTTGGTCTGTCAATGTTCTTGATAACATATTGAAAAACATCTTTTCTTCCACCTATTAGTTCTGTGAAATTCGGGTTCATTTCGAACAACACTCTGAACATGAACCGATGTTTGGGTTGATATGTAATCAGGTCCTGTGCATAATTTGTTGGTCGCCATTCTCCTCGTTGATCCGGTCTAAAATTTGGATCTAATCCCCCAAAACTGGACGTATTTGCAGTTATTGCATCAGAAAATGGAGCACGAGTAAATTGATCAACTGCCGCACCAAATCGGTTATATGCCGCCCGTTCAAGTTGTATTCCGGCACCGGCTACTATTTTTGAAAAATCAATTGCTGACATATTTTGCTTCTACATGAAAATGATATTATAAGTATTTATTCAAATATCAAAATGAAAAATGTGATATAATAAATCATGAACTACAAACAGATACATGACAGCATTATATCTCAAGCACAAGAACGAGCCACTTCCAAAAAAGAAGCAAACTTAGTATTAGGTTATTCGGAAGCACATCATATACTTCCTAAATGTATGGGTGGAACTAATGATAAGGCAAACATTGTTCATCTTTCTGCACGGGAGCATTTTGTTATTCATCAGCTGCTTGTGAAAATATATCCATTAGAACCAAAATTGTTATATGCATGT